ATTTTTTTGAAGTTGCTGTGCTACTAAATCTTGTTCAGTATCACTTAATTGATCTATTTCATATTCGCCTGATTTAATTTTTTCAATCAGGTATTGTATATATTGTTCGTCGTAAGTATAGCTATCTGTTTTGTCTTTGTCAACTTCAATCCACTTAAACCCGTTATGCTTGAACAATTTATTTGGAAGATAGTCGACTCTGAGGAACATATCTCCTTTGGCAGAGCTGTCAGGAAACTTAATACCAAACCCACTTTTTGCACTGGTTGAGTCTACGTTATCGGGTTGCAGTTTTCTAATATTTAAAGTCTCTGGTACTGGAGGAGATTCTTTTTTAACACGATTTGCTGTTTCAGGTACTTTGACAAATTTGCTGGGTGCATCGTTTGCTTCAGGTAGTAATTCTTGACTTGGTTGTTCCGTTATGGGTTCGACTGTTGGAATTGGTTTTACTTCTGGCTCAGGCACCGGATCTGGTTTATAAACCAATGGTTTTAAATTTTTGAAGTGAACAAACGGTTTATTAAGATATGCATGTTTTTTTATATCAAAGTCATCGTCAGGTAATGCTGGCTGTGCTGTTATATTAGAGTCTGAGCTAGGTAATTTTTCTTCCTGTGATGACTCTTTTATTTCTTCAAGCTCTTCTTGTGTAGGCTTTTCGCCGACGTCGGCAACGTATGGATCGGGAGTTATATTGAATTCAGGATCGTTTTCCAATTCTTGTCTGGCATCGTCTTGGAACAGTTTTTCTTGTTCTTTTCTTTCCCGTTCGTCTTTGGCCCAACGAATACTTTGTTGAGCGGCCAGAATTAGCACAAGAGCCAACGGATCAAATACAGCAACGATTAAAATAATAACCCAACGCACTGCTGCTTCTAATAGGTTTGTATCTGGGTTATCTCCATATATCAACGCGGCAATATACTTGATCGGTCCTACTTCTGCTTCCACTTTACGTACTTCCGCTCGTATTGGAGCGGATTCATCATTGAGAACACTAATAAGTTTTTGGTTGGCTTCAATGCTCTTGGCCAAAGCAGACCTATCGCGGGCCTGAGCCCGACGAATAGCATTGGACTTAGTCGCACCTTCTTCTGTTGTGCTCCTTGCCATGACTTGGTCAACAGCCTCATCCATTTGGCGGAGTTGCCGGCGGTCAGCTTCAATATTCTCTTTTGCTGTTTTAATTTTTTCATCATAGATTGCAATCTTACTTTGTACATCTCCGCTTACTAAACTTTGATCACTGTGAGCTTTGCTTAAGAAGCCAAAGCATCCGATAGATGTTAACATCATTAGCAACACAACTGCCGAACACAAATAAACTTTATAAGTCCATTTTGCTCTTGCCCAATTTATTTTTAACCAAACTGCTCCAGTAATTTTACCAATACCTAGTGCCGCTCCCATAACTGCAACTGCAATTGGAGACGCGGCAAAAATGGCCATAAGACCTACTATGCTATAATATTCTGCTATAGCGGAAATAATTAATGCTACGGTTAGTGTAAAATATCCAAATATCATATTTTCTTTTTCTTACAATTGTTAAAATGCCACCTATTCATATTGGATCTACCTTCTAATCCACAGTGTGGGCACATAACAATTGGCAAGGTGTGTTTTCCCTTTAATGCTTTACTTATCGCATTACGTCTGTCATCTGAACACGGTCCGGTCAATTTTCCTTTTCTAGCCTCAGACATTGCTTTTCGGTGTGCATCCGATTTTTTCTTTCCTGTCATTGCCTCAGAAACTTTTTTGCCGTGATCTGCCCGCTTCGGTTTTCTTAATTTGCTAAGATATTCTGGATCTTTGGCCTTTTCACTGTTGGCTCGCCTATAATTTTCTTTAGCACTTTCACTTCTTATTTTACCGGTATTCCCTTTACGTATCTTCTCTACCCATTCTACAGGTAATGTCATTCCTGCTGTTGAAAACTTTCCGTCACCGTTATGTAAATTATAACTTCTAGGATCGTTTTTTGCATCCAATAATTCAAGTAATTCATTTTCCAATTGGATAATATCAATCGATGATCCGGTAGAAATAATCTTTCTTTCCCACTCGTAAGGCATATTTTTTATTAACGGTTTTACTATCTTGCTAGAGCAAATGTATCCGTCATCTGGGTGACAATTTTCTTTTGTTCTAGATCCTAAATACCATTTTAATGTATGTTTGTGTATCCAAATATAAATGTATGCGGTAGTCATACATTTATTTATACGAGTTTAATAAAAACCCAAATTATTATCTAATCTTAATTTCGTTATCCTTTTGTCGATCGCTGTACAATTTTCGACCACGCTCCCTGATTAAATCAGCCATGTGTTGCGGATCTTCTTCGAACATTGTTCGAAAGTCTTCGGCAGTGATATTGTCTTCAGTATCTATGCAATAAATTTCGTAATGACGTTGAGAATTAAAACGAGCTCTCAGCACAATCATATTTACAATGCTGCCTACAGTATTGGTTCTTCCTTTGTTGGGATTCTCTTTAGTTTCTTTTAAGGTTGCCCACATTTCTTCCTTTTCAATATCGGAAATGTTGACGACGGCTTCGAGCCCGGTGCAATCCCAACTAAGAAGGTAAGTGTGACTCATTGTAGTATTACTCTCCCGACACCCATAAGATAAATTACTAGCAGTCCTGCATTCACAACTATAAGCGCATTGTCACGAATTCGCAAGCTCCAAATTAACCAAACCAGTGTGCCCACGTTCATTAGATAAACGTTCCAGGGATCAATGGCCAAACTAGTTAAAATTGCACCAATCAAAATAAGAACTGTAGCAGTCCATTTCAAAATAGCATCTATTTGCTTGTAAGATAATTCTTTGATCATTCTTCAACTCCGAATTTTTCTAACACTGCTCTAGCACAATCACGGATCACAGCTTCCTCAATTAGACTACAATAATCTTTATTGTAAACTGGCACCTCTAACACTGACTGCTTACATTCTTTTATGATTAATTCGGCGAACTTTATTTCTTGCTCTGTTGCTTGTGTTCCATAGACTTGTTCAGCAAGTAGTTTAATTCGTTCGTTCATGGATGCGGACCTCTTCCCATATAGTAATCTGCTAGGCGTTCTTCATATTCTTCCTGCATTTCCGGAATCATTTTTTCCAAAACTTTGAGGACTTTTTTTAGTCGGCGTGGCCCGGTGCCAAAGGCAAAAATAATAGCTCGCCGAATTTCGGCTTCTTGTTCACCAGTCATTGTTCAACCTCAAACAAAATACGTGGACTTCCGTCCAAATCGCCATTGGCACTGATGCGAATGATTTTACGACTTTCAATGACACCGCCCACAGAAATAAACGGACCTCCACTGGGATCAACGAAACCCAAGTCAGTGAGGTCCATGCGCTCTTGCCCCTCTCGGCCACCAAAGCGCCAATGCTTGAGTTCACCTACAATGGTGTAAGTGTTGTCGCTGACTTTTTCAAAACGATATTCGTCGCCGTATCTATTTTTCATTTTTAATTCCATGTCTCTAAGAGAGAACTATACTTTGCAAGTAGTTCTTTTTCTTGTTGGTTGATTGCATCTAGTGCCTCTTTAAGAGTACGACCAGTGCTGCCCACATACTGAACTCCGTCACGCCACCAAGCAAAACGTTCAACACCTTCACGCAGACCTTTGTAGTAGGCACGAGTCTGTGCCAGTTGCAGATACTGATCCTGTTCGGGTGTAAAGGTGATTGTCATGATTGAACTCCCGAACTCTGCGTGATCTTTTCAACCAATTCAGAAAATGTGATAGCTCGACCACTGGTATACACAATATCAAAACTGTCGTTCTCGATGTAATATCGATTGCGGTCACAGTTTACATATTCACCTTGATCGTCGGTGTAGACCTGACGCATTTGTGTATAGATGTGATCCACTACACCATCAAAGATCACTCGGGTGGTGATTTTACGCTTGCTCATTCTTTAACTCCGAAATGTTTATATAATTCTTCTTTATAATCTGTGAACTTAGCACATTCCCGAACAATCAACTCGGCGAACTTTTCGTTA